GGAAGAGACGACGGGCACCGAGAAGGAGGATTGGCACGACTACTACTGCGCCAAGTTCCTGTTGCGTGAGGCGAACTTCGGCGGCAAGCGGTACACCGTTGTCGGCGGAACGAGCGGGCTGAACACCGTCCAGATGACGAATTTCATGAACAAGGTCCAGGCAGACGCTGCGACTGAATGGGGCATCACCCTGCCACTTCCAGCCGACAGGTACTATCAGGAATTCATCCAACATTACCGCTACCGATGAGCTCTCAACAATCATCCCCAATCCCACAACTCAAATTGCTTGAGGCAATGCACGGGATGAAATCGCACCTTTCCCGGCCCAAACGCCTTCGTGTCTATTACGGATGGCGTAAACTTGGCAAGTCGATCAAAAAAGAGTCTTTAACCGTCATTTTTCTCAATGACCGTCCTGGGCCACGATTTGACAAGGATGGCTACGATGGAGTGACACGATGGATGCACGTTGTATATAGCCGGTGGCAGACAGATGAAGAAATGAGTGATGCCGAATTATTCTGTCACATGTACGCTGTCCATGAGATCATGTTGGATGACAAGGAAATCCAAGGCAGTCTCGAACTCGCGCTCCAAGCCAATTACAATGCTGACAGGAACAATGTCAGTGTCGAAGAGCGGGAACTTATCAGAAATAAACTCCGAGAGGCTTATTTGGCGAGTCACCCTGGCTACCATGAGCCCCACGGGGTGCAGTTATTTATAGATTTTAATTGATATTCAAAAAATGGAAATCACAAAAGTTAAACTGAGCAAGGGCGGCACGTTGGAGGTCGCCTTTGTTGATGATGATGGCAACGATGTCGCCCTCAAGGGTAAGAACGTCGTGCATGAGGATCTGAAGGCGCGACTCACTGCGCTTGTCCCCTACTTCGCAGAGCTGACCGAGCAGAGGGAGTCGCCCATGATTGACTGGGGCAACCTGGGCAGCATCGAGAACGAGGACCTGCTGCACCGCATTTCCGTCACTGGTGTCACTGTCAAGGGATTCGACACCGACAAGCAGTGCATCCTCGTCGGCAAGCGCACCTTGGCCACCAGTAAGGTGCTCAACGTGTGCTCACCGCTCACCGGCTTCGACATCGATACCGAGGCCTACGAGCGTTGCGAGGATCTGCGCGATGCTGTGGAGGCCCTGCTGTATGAGGCCAAGGCCTACGTCAATGACAAGAAGTGGGGCGTAATCCAGCAGGAAATCAACTTTGACGGCAACCCCGATGACCCATTTGGTGACGTGAACGCCCCCGAAGATGTCCCCATCGAGGAGCCTGAGGCAGTACCAGCATGAGGCCGTTTTTCCTGACAGAAACGCCCAACACCTTCAAGCTGCAATTCGACTACAACCCCCGCATGATTGATGTTGTCAAGCGCATCCCCTCTCATCCGAGGTGGGATGGCACTGACAGGGCCTGGGTGGTGCAGAAGGACTTCCCGGGCTACCCTCCGAACCGCGACGCCCGCTGGTATGTCGAGGCATTGGCGCAATGGTCCGTCCAGCAACGCTTTTGCAGCGACATCAAGCGGCGCAGCGAGACAAGGGACATCACCTATGAGCTGCCCACGCTGTCGGGCATTGACGGTGAGCACTACATGCTGCTCGACCCTTACCAGTACCAACTGGAGGGCGTGCAGTATGCGCTCCAGCACAAGCGCTGCATCTTCGGCGATCAGCCGGGACTTGGCAAGACGTTGCAGGCGATATGTGCCATCATCAAGGCCCACCGTGAGGCGGCGAAATACGGTGAGACGTTACCGACACTCATCATCTGCCCGGCATCATTGAAAATCAACTGGCAGCGAGAGTTCAAAAAATTTGCTGGGCGCAACTCCATCATCCTCGATGACAACAACCGCTACAATTGGCACCGCTTCATTGAGATGAAGAGACCGGACGGCGACCCGCTTTGCGATGTGTTCATCACCAACTATGAGAGCCTGAAAAAGTTCTTTGTCACTGAGATTAGAGAGCACTCGAAGTTGACGTTGCGGCACATCATCTTTGATGATCGCATTAAGCTGTTCAAGTCGGTAATCATCGACGAAAGTCACAAATGCAAATCGTCAAAGACACAGCAGAGCAAATTCGTCGAGGGTATTTGCCGGGGCAAAAAGTGGGTTTTTGAGTTGACGGGCACCCCAGTTGTCAACAACAACACCGACCTCATCCAGCAGCTCAAGATACTTGACCGACTGGAGGACTTCGGGGGGTACAAGCGTTTTGTTGCCCGTTACTGTGACGGCCCCAAGCAGTCCAGCAACATGAAGGAGTTGAACTGGCGGCTGTGGAACTGCTGCTTTTTCCGTAGAGAGAAAAAGGCTGTACTCACCCAGCTGCCCGACAAGTCCAGGCAGTACATCGAGTGCGATATCACCAACCGCACTGAATACGATGCAGCAGAGCACGATGTCATCAAGTATCTACGCCAATACAAAAATGCGGATGATGACCGGGTGCAGCGTGCCATGCGTGGGCAAATCATGGTACAGATGGGCATCCTCAAGCAAATTGCCGCCAGAGGGAAGATACATGCCGTCAGTGATTTCGTGCACGATGTCACCGACGGGGGCGAAAAGCTGATACTCTTTGCATACCTCAAAGAGGTTGTCGAGGCGTTGAAGCAGGAGTTCCCCGATGCCGTGACCGTCACCGGCAGTGACAACGTGCGTGAGAAGCAGCGTGCCGTTGACAAGTTCCAGAACGACCCCGAGTGTAAGCTGATCATCCTCAACTACAAGAGCGGCGGCACCGGCTTGACGCTGACCGCTGCCAGCCGTGTGGCGTTCATCGAGTTCCCATGGACGTACAGCGACTGCGAGCAGGCCGAGGACAGAGCGCACCGCAACGGGCAGAAGAACAATGTCAACTGCTACTATTTCCTCGGCAACAAGACCATTGACCGCTACATGTACAAGGTCATCCAGACCAAGAAGGACATCGCCAATGAGGTGACGGGAACCACCACGCAGATTGACGAGGATATTGTAAACATCACAATGAACCTGTTCCAGGACCGTCTATGAACCGCTTTCGTGCCCTCAAATCGAAAAACGGGGTGTTCATCCAAGAACGCCAGCAGACCATCTTCGGTAAGCGCTGGTGTTCGCTGTGGCACTTCCGTGCCGACTGCCTGGCCGACTGCAAGGAGATAGCCCGGTTGCTGAACAAGTGCAACGACATCACAGGACAATGACCCAGGAAGAGATATTAGCGCAAGAGCGCACCTACAGCGAGAGCAAGATCCAGCACACTTGCGTCTGCTGGTTCCGCCGCACCTTCTCCACCGTTGCCGACCTGCTCTTTGCCGTGCCCAACGGGGGGCGGCGTGACGGGCGCACCGGGGCGATGATGAAGTACGAGGGTGCCGTGAGCGGTGTGGCCGACCTGATATTGCTGCATCCCCATGGGGGCAAGGCAAGCCTCTGCATCGAGATGAAGATACCCAAGCGCAAGGGCAGCAGTGCCGGCTCACAGAGCGACAATCAAAAGGCCTGGCAGAAACTCGTCGAGGCTCACGGGAGCGTTTACGTTGTGTGCCATGGCATCTTTGAGTTCGTGACCGCCGTATGCACCTACCTGCACATCGATCCCGCCCCGTACATCGAGCTGGCGTGTGCCGAATACCCCCTCTACCGATGAAGACATTGACGCTGCACCGGGACAGGCTGGCCGCCATCGACGTGCTGGACGACAAACAGGTGAGCGACTTGTTCAGGGCCATCAAGGCTTATGTGTCCGGTGATGACACCGAGCCATTCTTGGATGATGTGGCCGTGCGTGCGGTATTCGTGACGATCAGGGCCGACATCATCAGCGACGAGGAGCACCGCAAGGAGGTCTCTGAGCGTCGCCGCGAGAGCGGACGCAAGGGCGGGATGGCCACTGCCGCAAAGCAGAAGCCCAAGCCCAAGGCGAAGAGCAAGAAGAAGCCCACGCCTGATGGAGAGATCCAGTTCCCGCCGCCACCCAAACCCGACAAGAGGAAAACGACCGATGACGGCTTTGTGCCGCCCACACTGAAAGAGGTCGAGGCGGTGTTCAGGCAGTCAGCCGACGAGCTTCCCGAATGGCAGGATGAGGCAAAGATATTCTATTACCACTATGACGGGCTGGGCTGGCGCAACACGCATGGCGTGCGTGTCAGGAACTGGGACAGTTTCGCAAACAAGTGGATATTCGACAAAATCCAAAAGAACAAGAAAAATGGCACAAGAGAAAACAATAGCCCAGGTGGTGGCTTCTACCACACCGGCAACGAGGGGCGCGACCAACGTGCCGCAGACTATGCAGCCCGCATCGCCCGCCTTACGGGAGAGGACGATGCTCGTGCTTCAGCGATACGGGACCCGTGAGAACTTCATGCAAGTGTTTTCGCCATCGCTCCAGTTGAGTGTTGCCAGCCATGAGGATCGTGCGGTCATGGGCACCGCGCCCGAGCTGTACCTGCTCAAGTTCGCCTACGGTGAGAACACCCCCGTGGCGTGGCTCATGCCCCAGATATGGGACTTGTGCGAGTTCACCAACAACCGTGGCAAGCTGGATGGTGCCGTGGGCGAGTTCCTGGCAGGGATGATCGTCCATGAGTACGGCTACCTCAAAGTGAGCGAGCTGCTGTTGTTCTTTTACCGTTTCAAGACCGGGGCCTACGGGCATTTCTACGGTAACATCGACCCGATGATTATCATGGCGGGCCTTGAGCGGTTCCTTGGAGAGCGTGCGGTCATCATCAACCGCGTCGAGAGTGCCCAGCATGACCAGGAGCGCAACGAGCGCACTGCGTCGAAGATGTCGCCCCAGGAGTGGTGCCGCAGCCTCGGCCTGCCCGAGTGCAGCACTGCCTATGAGGTCATGCTGATGAGAGACCGCATCATCAACTACATCGAGGCCGTTGTGGCTTCGATAGGCACACTCTACCGTATCATCATCATTGCGTCATGAAGTGTGTAGTCTATTGGCATAAATGCGACCCAGCTGCCATCCAGTCCATCCGTGAGAAGTTCGGCATCCCGAACTACACCACGATCAACGGGGAGAGCCCCTGCGAGGTGGACGAGGAGCAGATGGCGTTGCTGAGGAAATGCGAGGAGCGAGGGTTCCTCTCGATCCGCATGAAAAAATGGTGTAAAAATGGTGCCCATTTTGTTTGGTAATCTTGCCAATCTGAACTAACTTTACTGATGTAAATGAGACACATTTACTAATAAGTCAAACCAATTAAAACCAAGAAGTATGGACGGAAAAATCCAAGAAATCAACCTGTTTGAAATCAGGCCGTCGGCGATGAACCCCCGCAAGACTTTCGATGAGGAGTCGTTGCAGGAACTTGCCGACAACATCCAGCGCCAGGGGCTTTTGCAGCCCATCACCGTGCGCCCTGTTGAGGAGATCCTCAACGTTGACGGGAGTGTGTGCCACTATGAAGTCGTGTGCGGTGAGCGCCGCTACCGCGCCGTCAAGCACAACGGCTCCAAGACCATCCCCTGTATCGTCCGCGAACTCGACGACAATGCAGCATTCGACGCGATGATCACGGAGAATCTGCAAAGGAAGGATGTTGACCCCACCGAGGAGGCCTTTGCCTTCGGCGAGCTGGCCAAGCGAGGCCAGACCACCGAGGAAATTGCCCTGCGCTTCGGCAAGTCCCAGCGCTTCGTGCTCGACCGCATCAAGCTCAACAAACTCATTCCCGAGCTGATGCTGCTTGTCAAGGACGGCGATATGGCCATCAGTGCCGCCATGATCATCTGCAAACTCGATGAGGAATTGCAGCACCGTTTCTACAATGCCAATAAGGACTGGAAAATCAACAGGTCCTCAGCCGAGCGTTTCTGCAACAGTGTGTTTGCCTACATCAGTCACAGTGAGTGGGTGAAGAATAATCGCCCCGACTATAATGGCGGTTGTGGCAAGGCGTGCTCCGAGTGCGAGTTCAACACCCAGAATGTCGGCTGCATCTTCTACGAAATGAAAGCCGAAGACTCCACTGCGAAGTGCATCGACAAGGAACGCTTCAAGGACAAGAAGATGGCCTTCCTCATGGACACCATCCTTGAGCAGGACGGTGTGATCGTCAAGGAAGGCGGCTCGCTGGAGACCGGCAAGACTGCCATCATCGTTGAGTGCCGCTATGGCACCCAGAATGACAAGGACGATGTCGATGAGTTTGTCAAGATGGTCAAGAGTAACGGCTATGCGGTATTCAACCGAGAGGATGTTTTCGACACCTACAGTTACTATGACGAAAACGATGAGCGGTTGCAGCAGAAACTCGCCAACCATGAGGTTTACCGCTGCATTGTCATTGCGGCCTACTATAGCGGCCTCGACTTGAGTGTGCGCTATTACAACTTCAAGAAAGACCTGGCTGGAGTGGACAGCGAGACCATTGCCGAGGGTGCCGCCGTCGCCAAGCTGGCCGAGAAGTACAAGAAAGCCTATGACAAGTGCCGGGATCACCGTTCAGCGGCCTACCGTGACCTGTTCAGGTGGGACGTTGACAACCTGGACGGGAAACCGCTCAACGAGCAGGAAATGATGGTGCTTGCCGCCTACATGCTGAGGTCTGCCAACTGGGAGATGCGGAACAAGATGCTTGACAATGGCGTCATGCCTCCCGTTGAAGTGACCTACGAATATGTGAAGAAGCACCCCGACAAGGTGAACCTCATCATCCGCAACCACCTGCGCGAGCTACTCAATGAGTACACCGCACGCTGCACCACCCAGGGCGACATCGCTGCCTCCTGGTTCCCCGGTGAGCAAGGCAAGATCGAGGCCGACTTCAAAGCCGAGGTCGAGAAGAAGTGCTCCAAGTTCGCCCAGGAACTTGACGAGATGGGCTACACCGTCGAGGGCAAGAAGAAACCCGAGAAGAAGCCACGCAAGCCAAAGCCCAAGCCCTCAAAGTTGCTGGAGCAGTTCAAGGCCATGAAGGAGAAGCATCCCGACGCCGTGCTGCTGTTCAGAGTCGGTGACTTCTACGAGAGTTACGTTGAGGATGCCAAGGCGGTTGCCGATGCGTGCGGCATTGTGCTCACCAAGGTCAACGAGACCGATATGGCTGGTTTCCCGCACCATGCGCTTGACCAGTATTTGCCCATGTTGACGAGGGCTGGTTTGAGAGTTGCCATCTGCGACCAGCTGGACGATGCCCCGGCTCCCAAAGCCGAGAAGAAACCCAGCAAGGGCAAGAAGTAGTCAATCATGTATAATTCCAAATGTGAGTGTCGGCCACCGCGCCGGCACTTGCTTCATTGTTGCCTATGGACACAATCAAAGAGATAGACAAACTGCTGAGTGGTTATGCCTACAAACGAGGTGCTGACTTTGCCCAACTGTTTGACCAATGGCTGGACTGGACGATAGGTTGGTTCGATCCGAAATACACCCAGTCAAAAGACTTCAACCTTATCGCCGTCACCGATGAGATGAAGTCCGACAACGAGACCTTCTTTGAATGTTTCAGCCTGGTTGCCCAGGCGACCGCATACAATATCGAGCAGAAAGGCTGGTATGACGCTTTCGGCTCCCTCTATGAGGAAAAAGTCAAGAGCGGTTACAAGGCATCCAGTATGGGCCAGTTCTTTACACCTGAGGGCTTGTGTGACGGTCTCGCCAAAATGCTTTACACACAAGAGCGGACGTTCATCTACGACCCAGCATGTGGCAGCGGGCGACTGCCTCTTGCCATGTGGGGGAACATCGACAAAGACAAGTTCCACTACTTCGTGCTTGGCGATCTCGATCCGCTGTCTTGCAAGATGAGCGCGTTGAACATGATGCTGCACGGCATGTTCGGCATCGTAGAGAGACGTGATGCGCTGAGGATGGATTTCTTTGGCGGTTACGTCATCAATGAGTTGTGCTACCCGTTCCCGTGCGCCATGCCATCCATCCGCATTGCCGATGAGTTTGAGTGCCGCAAGAACCTGGCCTATGCGAGAAAGATTGCGCCCCATGGCGATGATGCCCAGGAGGACGTGAAGATTGAGCACCAGGTGGCCGAGCATGTTGTCGAGCCTCCAGTGTTCGAGCCCGCCGAGGCTCCCACCGAGCCCACAAGCAAGCCACAAGCGCAGTCCGGGCAGCCGATACAACTTTCACTATTCAACCTTGACGATCTGTAACATGGACTTTATTACCGACATCAAAGGCCCGCTATTGGAGCGGTTCTCTCCAGAGCAGGTCAATGATATTGTTGACATCATCACCCTTGCACTTGTGCGGTATGATGTTGAGCCGAAATCAACCGCACTGGTTGAATACAAGGCCGATGACTTTGAGCTTGTGCAGAAGTTCTTTGTTGCGAAGGCCACCGAGGGCTTGACGCAAAACACACTCCGCTACTACAAGACCGTTTTGCAGAAGGCACTCAAGGCACTTAACAAGCATATCAAAGACATCACGACAAATGATGTAAGGGCTTACATCGTTTCCATGAAATTCCGTGGAAATACCGAGCGCACGCAAAACAATGAGCGCAGGGTGTTATCAAGTTTTTTCAAGTTCCTGCTGGCCGAGGGTGAGATAACAACCAACCCGATGCTGAGGATCAATAAAATCAAGGAGCCGAAGAAGTTGAAAAAGCCCTTGTCGGAAGTGGAACTCGAAACCCTGCGAATACACGCAAGGAGTTTGCGAGATAGAGCGATCATCGAGTTTTTGTATTCAACGGGGTGCCGTGTGTCGGAGATGTGCGCTCTTGACATCAAGGACGTGGACTTCGAGAGAGGCGAGGTCGTAGTGTTTGGCAAGGGAAAGAAATACAGGACGGCATACCTCACACCGAGGTGCGCCCTCTACCTCAAAGAGTACCTCAACAAGCGCACCGACAATTTGCCTTACTTATTCACTAACCTTTCACCTGAACGGTTGAAGCTGCACAAACACATTCCGATAGACAGACTGAGTACCAGTCTTGTCGAGCAAACGCTTCGTAAACTCGGCAGAAGGCTCGGCATTGATAATGTGCATCCGCACCGCTTTCGCCGTACCTGTGCGACTATGGCCCTGCATCGAGGTATGCCCATTGACCAAGTTCGCCTGATGCTCGGCCACGAAAACCTGGACACAACCACCATCTATGCCGAGGAGAGCAGCGATGTTGTTAAGCAATCCCACCAGAAATATCTATGAGACGATCGACAACCTATAAGCACTGGACCAAATGGGAGGACGACTACCTGCGCAAGGAATATCCCGAGCGCTCCAATGCCGACCTCGCCCAGTGGCTCCACCGCACGCCCAGGGCCGTTCAGCTCCGTGCGCTGAAACTGGGAGTCAGCAAAACTCCCGAGTTCGCCGACAAGCAGAAGCGCAAAGGACAGTTCAAGAAAGGCCATGAACCGTTCAACAAGGGGAAAGAGTCGCGCTACTGGATGTCAGCAGAGAAACAGGCCAACTCCCAGCGCGGCCAGTTCAAGCCTGGTGAAGTCTGTCGCAAATCCTCGCCCACCTACCGTCCCGTCGGCTATGAGTGCGTGAGACGCAACCACGGCACCCTATACATCTACATCAAGGTCGCCCAAGGCAAGAAGATGCAGCCCAAGCACCGCTGGGTGTGGGAACAGGCACACGGTCCGATCCCCAAGGGCTACAACGTCCAGTTCAAGGACGGCGACACCCTCAACTGCGACCTCGATAACCTGTACCTCATCAGCCGAAGCAAGCAGCTGGTGTATAACAGGCACATCAACCAGTCGCCTGAGAGGCTTAAAGAGATCTACGCAAAAAGCAAGGCCACCCGAGACGCGACCATCCGCCGTGACAAGCTGCGCCTCAAATGGGGCCTTGAGCCAGAAAGCAAACTTGTAAAACGAATATGACAATGGAACCAATCAGACCACCCACCGGGCACCATGTGAGCCCATGAGAGAGTGAAATTAACAGACAACCAATAACACATAGTCACGATGATCAAACTTAATATCT